TAATATATCTACATAATCTTTAGGATACTCTTTCTTAATCCATTTCAACAAAGACTTGATGTTGAGTTTGGATCTGTATATACAATCCTCCTCAATAATTACTTTTCTATTTTGACTCTTGCCTCCGTATACAGCATCTAGTTTTTCAAACTCTGCTTTCTTAATTACGAATGTCTTCTTGTTGATTGAAAATAGAACATGCCCTCTATGCGGATGTAGAGTCCCAATGTGGTTCAATTTCTTTTCTTGTTCCTTTTTGGAAACCTCTTGCACTTCTTCTTTAAATAATTTTGGATCTAACATAATTTTTATTTTTAATTTACTTCACTTTGTTTGTGAATTGTTTTTAATATTTAATTATTCCATAAAGATAATACTTTTCTAGCATGTATCAAAACTTTAAGCAAAAAAAAAGACAAAATAATTAAATTTTGTCTTTTTGTATTGTTATTTATTTGCTTTTTTGAGTTTCTCTTTGAGTTCATCTACCAAGTCTGGATTGTCTTCAAAAACTACTCTCAGCTTTTTAATCCCTTGAGATAGCCTTGTTTCTCCATAATAAAAATAAGCTCCTTTCTTTGTTAGGATTTCATTGAATACTAATCCTTCAACTAATCCATTGACCTTATCCACTCCTACTCCATGAATTATTTCATTAGTGACAACTTTAAATGGAGGCGCTATCTTATTCTTAACAATCTTTATTTGTTGTTTGAATCCTATGATATCTTCCCCTTCTTTTATTTGCCCTTTGCTCCTAATCTCTAATCTTTGAGATGCATAAAACTTTAATGCCTTACCTCCAGACGTGGTTTCGCTTGGACCATACATTGCTATGGTTTTTCTTATTTGATTGATAAACATCACAGTACATACATTTGTATTGGCTGGTCCTGATATCAGCTTCATCCCTTGAGACATCATTCTCGCTTGCAAAGCCATCTTAACCTCTCCAGATTCCCCTTCAAGCTCTGCTTTTGGGATCATTGCAGCTACAGAATCCACTACAATTAGATCCATCTCCCCAGTTTCCACTAGGTATCTGATAGTTTCAATCGCTTGTTCCCCATAGTCTGGCTGACTTATATATAGTTCGTCTATCTTTACCCCAACTTGCTCACAATACGCTGTGTTTAAAGCGTGTTCGGAATCAATGAATGCACAAATACCTCCTTGTGATTGAACTTCTGCTATAGCCTCTAACGCTAATCCAGTCTTTCCTGCTCCTGACTCTGCAAATATCTCTACAATCTTTCCTTTTGCATACCCCCCACCTAGAGCAATGTTCAAGTCATCTCTTCCGGATGACCATGTTTCTACATCAAGGTTGGCATCTGTCATTTTCATAACCACTTTGTTGCCAAATCTCTTTTCTAATGCAGCTATTGCACTATTAATTGCTTTATTTCCTTTTGCCATTTCTATTGTTTTAAAAATTCATCTAACAATTCTAATCCTTCTTCATGTTTTAGGTTCTTCTTGTCACAAAAGTCTTTGAAGCTATCTCTGACTTGCTCTTTATCATAATGTTCTATAATTTTTGGAGTCTCTACATCTTCTGTTTCGTACTTGCTCTCATATTTTATTGTAACATTAATTCCAGTATCTTTAAATATTGACTTGTCCAAAGCTTTCAGTTTAGAATCTTCTCCTATGAATTCAAATCTAACCGCATCCTCGCTGTTCTTATGCTGTTTTATTAAAGACTTGATATGAATGATACCATCCTTATTTAAGTCTATTACAACCTTTGTAAAGTGTTTAAATCTTCCTTGTATTAATTCATAAGACAAATCATCATAGAGTACGGTAAACCCTTTATTGCTATCCTCTCCAAAATTTGCTTGGACAAATGATGGTAGATGTACAATGTCTTTAGATATTTCATGCCAATTGTGATAATGTCCTAAATAAACTTTCTTCCATTTGCTTAATAACTTTTGATTGATTGATGTTTTCTCGCTTGTTCTTCCAAGGTTGGTTGAACCTGCCATCTCAAAATGACTAATTAAAACATCTCCCCCTTTTGATTCTTCTAACATTGGAATCAACATATCGTCAGAAAAGAATGGCAGATAAGTAAACTTAACTCCACTATATTCCAACTCAGTTATCCCTCTATAATAACTTACTCCAGGATGGTATCTGTAAGATTCTAAAAAAGAATCATAACTAGCATAGATTGTTTTGTCATGGTTTCCACTTATTAAATCTACAGTCATTCCAGCTTGGTGCAATTCATCTAGCATTATGTCGAAGGTTTGCAATACTTTTAGCCTCTGCATAGTTCTTGAATCAAACAAATCTCCTGCGAAGATAGTTCTCTTGATTCCAAGTTCTTTTGCTTTTTCAACCATATATCTAAAGGCTACAAGAACTTCTTCTTCATTACCATTTTTTAAATGTACATCATTAAATATTATCGCTATTGGCTTCTTCATCTTTGTCTTTGATTAAATTTCCATTACTATCTATAAAATCCCAATCTCTTTCATCATAAACTTCTACTCTATTTCTATTTGAGAAATTCATATTTACAGTTTTGAAAGTTTCCTTATCCAAATATAAGATTGCTGTATCGTCTCCTACTGTCCAACTGAATGATGAAGTTACTTCTCCAAGATCCATGTCTCCTTTCAATATGTCTACTTTGTTCCCAATTTTCATATTAGATATGAAAGTATGACGATCATCTTTTGAAACTTCTCCCACTAACACTTCATCTACAAAGACCTTAAACTTTACTGACTTTGGTACGTAATCTTCCCCTTCTCCTTGAATCTTTGGAAACATAAAATTCAATGCTACCCAAAGGGCATTTTTGTCTTCTATCTTTTTACTCATAATTTAGTTTTATCTTAATAAAAAAGGAGACTAATTAAAGCCTCCTTTTTACTTGTTCTTATTAATTACTTTCCTGGAATCAATGCTGCCAATGCATCATCTAATTCAGATCCTGCCACTTCTCCATCTATTGGAAAAGGCAATTCTTCTTCAGCTAATGCTAAATCATACCATACTACAATTTCCTCTTTTGAAAGCTTTGGCATCACTTCATCACTATCATAGTTTTCAGAAATATAAGCTTTGATCGCTTTCTTCATCTTGATTTGAGAAGGTCTTGATTCTTCAGCTATTTGCTCTGAAGTTATTCCTGAAGCAGCTTCATCACTCTCCTTTGCTGGAGAAGTCGTTGGTTGGGTTTGTTCAACTGTAACTTCCTCCTTCTTTTGAGGTTGAATAGAAGATAATTGAGAGCAAACTTTTGCTTCAACCTCTCCTACAAAATAATCAGATAAATCTTCAAAAAATCTTTTAATCTTCTTCTTATCAGAAGTCTTCCAAAATTCTTTTTCTTTGATAAATTCTTTGGGCAATTTCACCTCTTTCAAATCAATCTTAACTCCATCTTGTCTAAAAGAAATCCCTTGAGCTCTTTTTCCATCTGTACCTGTGAAGTCATAAGGCTTGATATATAAGTCTTTGTTAAGATCCATTAACAATAAAGCTTTCATAAAGCATTGGCTGTATTGATTGTTTGTTGATACTGCAATAATAAATCTATCACCTCCAGCTTCAGTGGTGATATTAATACTTTCCCCAAACTTCTCATGCACTCTGAATTCAACTCCTAAAATCTTTGCAGTCAAATCTGCGTAACGAGCTCCTTGTCTAATACCAACTGTACCGTCAGCTCTATTAAAGTCTTGCGTTGCATAATTTAGATTTGTTGAATCTGCTTTTCTGTCCCAAATATATCCACCAGCAATTGATAAATACATATTCTTTACTTCTTTTACTGTTCCTAATCCCATACTTTTGTTTTTAAATTTATTTAGTTAAATGTTTTACACTTGAGGTCTTTACAATTTATTCAAAAGATGCCTCGAATCTTTGAATTTCTTTTTTGAGCGATTCATTACACTCCTCATATATTTTAAAATATTCTCTAAAAGTAACTTCTACATCTTTCAATTCAGCCTCCACTACTCCGTCTAATATTATTGCAAAAACTCTTTTTAGAGTGATCCCATATGCTTCATTCTTTTCTACAGTTTCACCTTTGCTCTTTCCTTCTTGTGATACATATGATTTACTAATGTCATAAAGACCTATTCCGAAACTTGATGTGATGATGTAGTTTTTAAATAATAACCTCATGCTTTTATTTTTTAATTAATATTCCATTTACTTTTCCTTCAATCATTCCTTCAACATATTCAGTTGGAGTGGTTCCATTTACAAGTCCATTTAATTTACGAGACTTGTCTTGGCAACTCCAATACAAAACATCCAATTGATTAAAATTCTTTTCAGTTTCAATGAATGCTTTCTTTAATTTAATCCATTCTGGATCTGTTTCAAATGCTGTACTCAATGATGATTCAGTTAATTTTACTTCAACGTCATCATTTCCAACTCTAATTTTATACTTTCCTGCTCCGTCAAAAGCTTCTTTTCTCAGCTTGTTCTTATAATTACCTTCATAGAGTTTGTACTCCATTTTAGCTAAAGCCATTTGAGCTTCAACTTCTGCTTTGATTAATCCTATTCGATTAACTGCTGCTGAGATGGTTGTGTGTTCTCCAAAGATATTTGAAGAATCAATAGTAGTCAAATCATCTACATCAATGCTTCTATCCAAATCTCCGTGTTCTAATATTATTGGCTTATCTCCAATGTGCACTGTATATTCCATAATTTTAATTTTGTAAAGTTATTGTTCCTT